TTTTTGTACAAATATATTGACCAACAAAAGAATAATAATAATAATATTCACATTTTTTTACACAATTTTTTACAATATTTTTTACATTCTTTTTTACCTTGAGAATATGATGCTTTGTAGTTGTTCTGGTACGGGAGAGTGTTGATACCCAATCCCGGGGTGGTTACAATCTCATCAACGGTATATCCATCGTATTCCTCCATCTTCTCTTCCAATATCTTTATCCTGTTTGTTTTCCTACTCCCAACCCCGTCACATTCTATATCAATCACACCTGCCTGGTATAATGTGTCAAGGGTAACTATCACCAGGTTTTTACTCATCCCGGCTTGAATCTGAAGTATGGAGTTAGGGGCACTGAACCAACCGTCACTACTACTGGTGTAATCTGAATATTGAAGCAGTGTAAAAAACATCCTGGTACAGTTGGCATCCATCGCAAGTACCAGGTTCTTTGGCATACAAGTAAATTTATATTCTTTCATCATAATATAAAAAAGCCCTGGGTAAAGTTTCAGGGGCTCCACTCCCTTACTCCTTTATCCAAGGTCTGTATTTTTCTATTATTTATTCCAGCGGACACCTGTTGTGGAGCACAGCATCAACTGGTAAAGATTTCTATTGCAAATATACAGAAATGTTTTTTATTTGTAAATGAAACTGAATATAAATAGTTTGATTTTATCAAAAGAATAAAATATTTTTTGTATATTTGCATTGAGATGAGGAAAGAATGTAAAGAATATCCAGGGTACTTTGTGGTAGTGGAGGACAATGAGGTTCGTTTTGAAAAAGAAACCGAGAGGGGTGTTAAACGAATCCAGGATTACTTTGACGGTCGAAGAGTGTATTGGAGGGCGAGCAAAGGAGGGAAACAACTTCCAAGTGTGTTGGCTGAGAAAGTGGTTGAAGATACATTCCCGGGGATTGAAAGGTCTTCATATTTGTACTCATTATATAAAGGTTACCACAACAAGCCAAGGGAAAGGACTTTGACTTTTGAGGTAACCAACGAAATTAATCTTATTTCATTATATCATCCTTACACATACTATCTTGAAACACCGGTGGAAATGAACCTGGAAAAGGAAATCAAAAAAACTTTTCCAGGTCCAACCATCAACATAGAGGACGGGAATGAAATGAGAAGATGGAGGGAAATATACTTTTATTCGGAGGAGTGTACAATAGTGGTTTTGGAAAGGGTTAAAGAAATACTCAATAAAGGCGGTTTTTAGGCCCTACAATCCACTCAAAATGATTAGATGATAAATCCCTCCACCGGGGTTCTAAAAGTGCCTTAAAAGAAAGATTTGGATATTAGAAAAAATAACCATATCTTTGCAAAAAATGACAAAGATATGGACGAAAACTTAAGAAAAAGAATGGAAGCAAGAGAAGAACGGAGAAAGGTACTGATGGGAAAACCTATTTCAGACCTTATTGATACTATTTTATTCCTGGAAGAGGAGAATGCCAAAGCCAAGGAATGGAGAAGCAAACTCATTAAAATCAGGAACATCATTACCCCGGAAGGTGAAAAACGTTCCCAGGGAAGACCGAGAAAAGAGGAAGAAAAGGATTTTATTTAAACCTGATATCATTCAATCTGTTTAGCCAGCCCTTGAGGAACTTCTTGTTGTTTCCTTTAAGGGCTATTTTTTCCAACCAGGCTTTCCTCATATTCCAGAGGGTGTAAAATACCTTTTCCGGGTCACCATTGAGGGCAGCAAGTGTTTTTGGACCGACAATACCATCTGCTTTGCAACCCAGGGCAGATTGTATTTTTTTTATGGCGGTGATTGGGCCTGACCCCCAGCACATATCCACACAGAGTTGAGCAACGGACTGGTTTTCAATCTGGTCCGCTTTCATTTTGTCCCAGTATCCTTTCTTGAAGATGTGCAACCACTCTTTCGGGGTTATGAATCGGAGGTCATCACAGGTTTTATTTGAGCCATAGTATTTCCTATATGTGCCGATGGTGATTCCTGCCATAGTGCATCCACCGGCATCATCAGGGTCATCAGCCCATCCTCCTTCCCATTTCCTTATGAACGGGACCATCAATTCAGCATTAGCCATAGTTTTCTGTATCTTCTTCTTTATCATCATCCCCAACGGCTATTGTTGTTCCCCGGTGGGTTATTTTGGCGGTTCTACCCCTTTCAATTGCGGCGACAACTTCTGCAAGGGCGGCAAAACCAAACAGTTCCCCGGTAGCGGCAAGGACAGAAGCATCTATAATCCACATAGGAGGCGTTATAAAAGACACCACTATAAGGGCGATGGATATGATTAAACATATGAAAAACACCTTTTTATGGAACCTGTCTCCAAAGAAATTATCAACTATTTCTTTAACTTTCTTTTTCATATCTTAAATGTACTCTTCTATGCAAATGCAATCCTTAGGAACCCTGAATGATACAGTCACATAAGCACCAACGGTTTCATCTTTGAATCTCTGGGTAAATGGCTGATAGACAGGGGTGTTATATAATTCAATTTCACCACCGCTGTACTCAATGATTGTCCCTATTATGTTGGAAAGGATATCAAGGGCAAGGCTCTGTACCTCCAGTTCATTGCCTCCGTCCTGAGTAAGCCTATCGACATAAAAGAGTTGGAAGGAGTAAATCCAAAAATCGTCTTCCTCCATATGCTGTCTCTGCTGGTATGCAAAAACGCTGTACTCAATGTCCTTCAGTTCATTGAGTTTATATACGTTATTATCAACTACTTGGTTTATTGCTGGTTGTGATTCAGCAACATTCCTCATCATCTTTATGAAATCAAGTAACATAGTATCTTTATTATCTTTATTCCTAAATATAAAAAAATACCCCCGGGTTCATCATTCCCAGGGGTTATCAAGTCCGGCAGCGAAATTCCCAAAACTACAGAACCTGTGTTACATATCAATACCCCAGATTCTCCTGTTTCTGTACCCGCCAAGCCATAGGGGTGAACCAGCGGCTGAATTGAGGTGTGCGTTCATATTACCATCCCCGCAAGTGTGGCATTCATCAACCTCCGGGAAAGCCTCTTTGTTTGCCTTTACCCAGGACTGCATTCTTTTCAGGTAATGCCTTGCGAAATGGAGATAACCTTCCTTGGCCAAATCCCTTTCCGCTTTCACTGTGTTGATGATGTTCTGGTCGGTTGTCTCCACCGTTCCAATGTTGGCTGTTTTCGTACCCCCCAGGATAACCAGATTGGCAAGGGTCTGGTAGGCAAGGAACGGCTGCACATAATCGTCAAGCAGAACCTGGTACATTGTGTTGGCAGAATCACCGATGGAATCATCAAAGACCATCATTTTAAGGGCATCAACCAGGCAATCCCCCAGGGCCTCGGTCAATTCAATGTCCTGGGCTAATTTGATTGCCGGAAGAAGCAGTTTCCCGGTTATGTTGTCATCGGCATTGGTCTGGGAACGGACATATGCCTCTGATGTTAAAAGTATATCCTTGTAGTCCATATTCTTTGTTTGTTAAGACCTTATTCTTGCTGAATAGTTACTCCAGTTGTCAGCAGTTTTATATGCGTTGACAGATGTTGAAGGGACATAAATAGGGGCATTGTTAGTGTTGTCAAACACACCTCTTGCAGGGTCTCCGGTTGGTGCAGCAAGAGAAGGAACCGTACCGGCATTAATTGTAATCCTGCTAAGTCCGCTACAATTATAGAATGCTTGAGGGTTAATTAGCGAAACACCTGTCCCTATTACAATCCTTGATAGATTGGTACAATATGAAAATGCCTGAGCACCAATAACCGTTACAGCATTTGGTATTGTAAGTGTCCCTGTTAAACCAGAACAAGCATAGAAGGCAGAACCACTAATTCTTGTAACGGTTGAAGGTATGGATATGGAAGCAAGTGTGGTTGCACTATGGAACAACCCCTGTTCAATTGCTGTAAGCCCAGTTGGTAAAGTAGCAGAAATCATTGCTTTACAATAAGCAAATGCATATTCACCAATAGAAGATACTGTATTTGGAATTGAAACAGACTTCAAGGTGTAACATCTCCTGAATGCACTTGCACCAATCGTTGTGACGGTGCTCGGTATTGTAACACCTGTCATCGCAGAACAACCGTTAAACGCATCTGCACCGATAGTTTGCACACCAGATGGGATAATAATCTGTTTAAGTTGCGTACACTCCCAGAAAGATTTTGCTTTAAGTGTGTTTCCAATAGTATAATAAACTTTCTGTAACCCTGTCTGGCTGAATGTATAACCTGTTGCAAGAGGAATTGTGGTGTTATCTTCAAGAGCAGCCCTTTCAAAACCTGAAATACCCTCAGGAGCAAGGATTTTAGTAGGCTGGCTTGTAGAAGTGACATTATAAATTGCAACGAACGTACCCCTTTCAGCCGGTTCTTCTCCACCACCACAGCAATTATCCTCAATATATGTTACCCTTGCTTCAAGAGCGGCAAGCCTATCAACAATAGCGGCAAAATCCTCATATGTAGGCAAGGAAATATCATCCTGTTTTGTCCCAGTTACAAGGTTGATTCCGTTGATTCTCTTTATATACCTGGTGTAATCCTGGACTTCACCCGTTTGTGGGTACTTCATTCTCACAGTGATTACATTGGCTTCGGTGTTAGCAGTGACAAAATGGTTGGAAATGTAGTATGGAATTGCGTCACCTTTCATATAAGCATTTTCCGTCCTTGCTGTTTCTGCTGCAAACTTGTTATCTACCTGGTCTTTGGAGTAGTAGTTATCCGGGTTGAAAATATCAGAGAAATCAACAGTAATTTCCCTTTCCTCGCCCTGGACATCAAATACAATAACAAGCGTTGAACCAGTCGTATAGACATCGGAGATAATACCGTCAGTAATGAAAACACTGGCATCAATTGAATCAACAAGGTTGTTGTCCTTATCGTAGAAATCTATTGTTTGGCCGGAAGTGTTGTAATCAACCGATTTTACCAACCCCGCTACACCATTGTTAATCTGGTCGTTAACCCAAGGTTTAGTTGGATAATCTTTTCCTTCAACCCATTCCTGTGTGGCATAATCACTCAAATCCTGGTGCTCCCTGAGATACCTATTGTCGGATTCACTCTTGGTGTAATAATTTGAAAGGTCTGCATCGCCACCTTTGATGGTAATGGAACCGTTATTATGGAGTAATCTACCGTTGATGGTGAGGTTGATGTCCTTGAGATATCCCTGTTCCTCCGTCCAGGTTTTAATCCTTGCTTCAAGTTCTTCAAGGAGGTCATCAATCTCTTCATTGGTGTACATACCAGCAATACTATCAATGATAAGTTGTTCCAAATCACCTTCTTCAATGTACTCCGTAAATATTTGGTTAAGAACCTCTTTGAGTTTGTCACCATCAAGGAAACCGGCAAGCATTTCATCAATCTCGGCCTTGGTATAATATCTCCTGTTTCCGCACCCGCAACTGTTGTATCCAGGGGTTGCAGAATCTATAAGTTTGCTTTCGTTACCTAATTCTATCAACATAATAGTCCTTTTTTAGTTAAATATAATTTATTGCCTAGTCCGTTTATACTCATCATAGGCTTTTGCCAGTTGTTCGCTAGTAAGCCACCACCCACCATTCTTCAAGTATGCCTCATAGATGATTCTTTCGTAGGTGTGCTTTTCATCTATCTCATCTATAAGCGGTTGGAGCCTTTTCAAATCACCGATGTTCATTCCCAGGTAGAAAGCGAAGGACGGTACAAGGAACTTTCCAGCCCTCATAGGAACCCCTGAAGTAAGAGCATCATCTATGAAAGCATTTTTGCTCATCTTCCGGTAAAGGAATATATCTTTGTCACCATCGACCATCCTCATAGAGTTGGTAGGGAAAAGCCAATCAGACATTATGACGAGTTCATCCCTATCCTTCGGTTTATACCCTGGGAAGGAACTGAAGAAAACAGATGAACCCATTTGGAATCTAGCAAGTTCTTTCATTACTGCACATCTACAATTACGTATGTATCCTGTCCCGTATGCTCCGGAATGTCCTCATATTCAGTTCCATCCATACCAAGGAAGTGGTCAAAGCAGTTATAGTGCTGGTAGATGTTGTTGTAATTGGCTCTTAATGACTTACTTTTGATATCCTTCCTGCTGACATCAAGCAAGGCATATGTCATATTTGTATTACTGCTGCCGTCATCAATCCAACCCCAGTCGCAGCACATTTGCCTATATACCCAGTAGGTCTTGTCATTAAACTGCATAGAACCAATCAAAGCATACATATTTACGCCACTATCAAGGGTCTCATTATCAATAGTTTCAAAGTAGTGGTCAAGGTATTGATTTATATCGTCATACTCGTAAAACTCACTTACGAAATCAGGGTCATAAGAAGTGGTATAGCCCTGGTCTTCGCTTGTACCGTCAGGGAAGTCATCAAAGAAAACAAATCTCTGGTCGGAGCGGACAACAGGAATTTCTATCTTGCCGCCATAGCCATTAGTTATTCTCAATACGCCTATTCTTGTAGTGTCCCCGGCAGGGATGGTTACTCTCAAAGTGATGCCATCGCCTTCCTGTCCTCTTACCCTGTTGATAGTGAACCAAACGTCCTCAAAATCTATGTTCCAATAACTGTTGGAAGAAATAGTAAAACTTATTTCACCTCCATCCAGACCAGTAGAAATATAGTTGGTGCTTGCTTCCAATTCATAGTTATACACATCCCACCCACTTGGAATACCATTATATCCGTATTTCCAATTTGCTTTCGGATTGGCGACGAACACACCATAGCCAGGGACGCTGTTTCCACCAACCCAGTTGTATGTTACTGAAGTATCCCTTAAATTACAGTTGATATAATGGAGATTGCTGCACCCCCAGAACATCTCCTGGTAACTATCTGGATTTGCACCATTTTCGGAAGGTAATACAGGTGCTTTTTCAAGCGAAGTGCACCCCCAGAACATCTGGTAATAACCATATTCTCCTATAGACATCATAGGAAGTTCAGGTGCTGCTGTAAGCCCGGTACAATTGGCGAAGAACTGAGCGTAACCCCAGGCAGGGACACCACACTTTCTATCACCAAGATACAACTCACTTGCGTCAACGACAGCGGAACCAGCAAAGAAGTTTTTGAAGCCCTTTTCGTCAAAACCATAAGCATATAAATCATCACCGTAAACCAAGGAGAAGATATTTCCGCTGACTTTGAAAGGACTGTTTGCCCATATCCTGCTGCCTTCGTATTTGTAATTGTTGCCCTTCATCTCCATCTTGCTGCCAGCCGGGACTGTTATGCTCTCGGTGAAATGTGCTTCTGTCCAACTTCCTTCATTTATCCTGTACATAAAGGAAAGTTGGTCACCGTAGTCCACAAAGAATTGGAAATCAACATCATCATCAATAGGTTCCAGGGTGAAGTACTTGCTTCTGTTTTGATTGAAATCAGGGGTAAGACCCGAATCAGGGGTTGGAGTGTCACCAGTATCAGGTGTAGGGGTATCACCAGTGTCAGGAGTAGGTGTATATCCTGTCATAGAATCAATCTGCTCCTGGAGGTCATCAATCTTTGCCTGAAGCCCGGAAACCATAGTATCAACTTGCTCCTTGGTATAGACATCACCGACAGCATTGAGAATCAACTCTGTAAGGTTGTTATCCCCGGCAATGTATTCAACAAAAATCTCATCAAGGATTTCCCTGGCATTGTCTTCCGTTATGTAGTTGGAGAGGATTTCCATAATGTCCTTCCTGGTGAACGGTACTTTGCTTCCGCAACATTCACCGGCAGAACGGGGTATCATCAAATCAGTTATTGACGGTTTTGATATTTTCAACATAATGAATACTTTTTCTTATAAATATAATTTTTGTACATTTGCGTAAAGACGATTATATGGAAGAGATTTGGATAAATACGGTTGGTTTTGAAGGCTACCAGGTAAGCAATACCGGAAAAGTTAAAAGTTTAGATAGGGTCCTTGTCCAAAAAAATGGAAGCAAACATTCCTTCAAAGGAAAAATTCTAAAGCCTTGCCCTGATAAATATGGATATTTGAGGGTAAATCTTTATAGCAATCACTGCAAGAAAAAGTTTATTCCGATTCACCGTCTTGTTGCTGAAGCATTCATTCCTAATCCAAACAATTACCAGCAAATAAACCATAAATCAGAGGATAAAACAGATAATTCAGTTGGCAACCTGGAATGGTGTGATGCCGCTTATAATACCACTTTTGGGACCAGGAATGAACGTATATCTGCCTCCAATATCAATAACCCCAATTATTCAAAATGGGTTATTAAACTCAACAAAGACAACGAAATATTACATTTTTACCAATCGGCCAAACAAGCACAACGAGAAACCGGAATATCTGCTGTTTCAATTTACAGGGTGTGCAATCATAAAGCACACACAGCAGGTGGATATGTTTGGAAATATGCAGAATAACCCCAGGATTTGATTCCCGGGGTTTTTCTTTAAGAAACTTCCACTTCCGTATTTCCTTCCAATGTGAACGGGTCAATAGTCATTACATCAGTACCGTAGATTTTAGCCAACCCAGATGTTATTTTTGTTTGTATAGGTTTAATAACAGTGCGATTGAATAACTTAAATGACTGTTCGTATTCTTCGCTATTAAAAGCATTGTCCTCCGTTGCCAAACCAAACAAAGAGGGAGTGGCTCTAAATGAGATAAACAATTGTTCTCTACTTCGTTTGGATAGATTCATATACCTTTCCGGTAGGTCATCAGAACTTAATCTTTCAACCGTTGCTGCGTTATCCTTACTATCATTAAAGATAAGGAGGAATCTTGCTGCGTTCTCTGCACCACCGAATTTTTCAGCGATGTATTTTTCCAATTCTTTCTTCTGTTCATCAGTTGGCGACCCGTTATTGAATGAGATTACTGCTGATGCTGTGAAGTTATTGAACAATTCGTTAATATGAAATGTTTCTATTTTATCCTGGATAACTGCATCCTTTATAGCACCACTCCACATAGGTTTGCCGTAAACACCCCTGGAAAGAGGAGCCTTGATAACAAATACCGAATCAGGTACGATGTTCTCCGGGTTGAATTTGGGATATACAAGTGCCTTTGAGGTCCTTCCCCATTTTTTGCCGAATTCCTCAGAATACCAAAAAAGGTTTTGGTCCTTGTCGGTTCTTATGTAACGGGCATCCAACCAGTTGATTTTGCTTATCTTCCCGCCAAGGGTCCTGATTACCTGCCAATAGCAAGCACCGAAAGTAAGGTAGTCAGTAGCAGATTTCTCAACAAAGTCCTCTGCTTCCTCCTGGGTCATAATGTTGGTTCTTATTGCATTACCCTTAACATAGTCGGCAATGCCCTGGATAATAGACCCAAGGATTGCACCGTTCTCCACCAAAGAGTAAAGGAAGATAGGGTAAGCGTTGTCCACCCCGTAAGATATGAAATCCTTCCCGCTGTAATCCTTCTCAAGAGGTTCCGGGATGGAAGATACATATGTGGGGTCAATTGCTGAAAATTGTATCGTCTTTTCCATAATTATTTAGAATACTGTTTGAAACTCTGGGGTTTATCCCATTGCTTCTTATTATTGGTGTAATCCCCGATTTTCATAAGGCCGGTAGCAACGCAACAAAGCGGGGTCTGATAATCTGCTCCAGTATAGGTGAGAACTACATCATCAGCCGTAAGAATCTTGTTGTCAGCAACCAGCACATACTTGTTGTCAGTTACGGTAAATCTACGGGGGTCATTTTGAAGAAGAACCATCCTTGCATCGTCCTCCGGGGCATCAAAAAGAAGATAGCGGTGTTCCCCAGTTTCCAGTTCCTTAAGGTCAACCTCCGGAAAATGGTAATAAAATCGGGAATCCTCACAGTCCTCCACAAACCGGATATAGATTTGCTTGGTGGTTGTGTTCTGTATAATTAATAGATATTCCATAAAAAAACCCTTTAGTTCTAAATATAAACTAGAGGGTTTTTGTACATAAGTAAATGAAAAATCGCTTAATTTACAGAAACTGATGGATAGAATACATTATTTACAGCATCGTACAGACCGACATTGTTATCCGAATTTCTCTTGGCCGGGATGAAGTTATAAAGAGCGGAATTGCCTTGCCCTATTTTCAAATAATACAGTTTTCCCTTCGCTCCGTATGTCGCCGCATCAGATGAATGGTTTACGGTGAAGAACCAAGCACTGACAGAATCGGTAGGAACAGCATCAGCGGCCAGGGATTTATTCAAAACATTATCCACATAAATACCATCACCGTCCCTGAAACAAGCGACCGTCCTATCCGTACCGACAGAAAGTGTGTTCCCAGTGCTGATTAAAACGGTGTTGGCTCCTCTTGTGCTTAAATCGCCTCTCCTGACATAGAAATAGCCATTACCAGTGATTTGTGCTACCCTATAAGAAACTCCGGAGAAAATATGAAGATGGGAACTACCTGGGTTTAAACTTGACTGGAACTTATATTCCCACCACTGGCTGTTTGTTAGTGAGACATCGGTAGGGATATAAAATGTGCCATCAGATTCAATATATTCCAAAATAGTGTATCTATCGGGAATGGATGAAATAAGGTTAGCATATGTATCCAGGGTAGCACCGGAAGGAACCGATACCCCCCTGGATTCAATCGCTGCTTTTATGTTTGCCTTGGCTGTTTGAAGCCTTGAAATTTCTGTTGCTATACTCATAATTAAATATTTGCTAGTAATGATTCAATGTCCCCAATCATACCGTCTATCTCGGTCTTGGTGTAGTAATCGTCAAGAATACCTGCAGTTGGGACGGTTTCAGACCAAGTTGGTAACGATGATGCGAATGTCAGTGTATGGTCAATAGTGTTGTAAATCAACCAATTATATGCTTCATAAGGAAATTCTAGTTTTCCTGTTTGTGTAGTGCTTAAGTCAAACACTAAATTAGGTTCGCCTATAACTTCATCGCCATCAGTTACCGGATAATAAACTGTATTATTATCTGAAACAGAAAGAACTGAATAATAAGTACTATGATAATTACTTACATCATAAACAAGTAAATAACCTGCATTTGTTTCTTTCAATGGATAAGTATAATCATTGACAACTTTACCATTATCTAAATGTATTGTCAGTGTAGTACCTGTAGAATCGCCACCAACTTCAAGTGTTTGAATGATTGTTTCAGTTCCGCCTGTCAAATCTTTCGGTTCAATAAAAGCACCATTGAGTTGTTTCCCCCTGGTAATGGTCAAAGTATCAGATATCTCAATGGTAAGCAATTCCTTGTCTATGATAATATAAAGGTTGTTGTTTGCGTCATAGAGAGTAAACTGATATTGGTATGGTCTCATAGTACCAAGTTGATACTTTCCAAGGACAGGGTTATTAGTGTCCCACACATCAAACATCGGGTTCTGTATATAATAACTTGTTCCGGAGAGTACTATTTGAGTGATATATTTGTATGCGTCAGTTGTAGCACTATCCGGGAGAACCAAATACCGCTCGTCATCTGTCTCAAAAAGAGATACATCACTCCAGTTGAAGTTTATAGTATCGGTTGAAGCACTTCCTATTGTAAGGGTAATCTGTTCTTCAAACCCATTGAGAGCCTCTTCAGCCTTGCTTATAACCTTGCTATCCCTTTCTGTTTTTACACCACCAACATATTCGTTGCCAACAGGAAGTGCAACTCTGTTTGTCGTAGAATCACCAGACCAATAATAACTTCCAATGTTAATATATGGGTATTTGGTTCCATTGCTCTGAATCAGTTGTTTTGGATTACCATATACCTCTCTAATAACCCTTTTAATACCACCATCATAAACAAACTGGCCGAAACCACTACCATCCTGTGCGGTAGGTATATCGGAGATATTTGCTTTATGGTCACTTACTTCTGTTATGACTGGAAGTGTTGCGGAAAGGAAAACATAATTTTCATTCGCATTCAACACAAAGTAATAGTCATATGTATCTCCCAAATTAGAAGGGTACATATTTATGCTATATCCACCATTAGCCTCTAGATTCACTTTTTCACCAAGATTAGATGTTTCTGGGTTATATAGTCTATAATAATAACTGGTACTATTTATGTCGATACGGTCAATGAGTAGCATATTTATGTTTTGTGCTGTTCCAACAGGAAGGTCCCCAAGGTCAAGCACATAATAACCATCTATGTTTGTCTCCTTGAAATTGGCAAACATATAACTTGAATTAGGATTACCATAAAACCTGTATCGGAGTTTGGTGGTTGAATCAGTACTTGAAACCTCCATTTGTGTAGAAGAAGAAACACCGTTCAGAACACCTGTAAGCACATTATTCTGTACAGGGTTGGTAGAAGTAATATCCAGTTCATCATCAACGGTAACCCCGGTAATATAGCCCTTTCCTTCAACCCAAGCCTCTGTAGCATAACCATTAAGTGAAGGTATCTCTGATTTCTTTGCATAAATGTTCTCTGTTCTTGCTGTTTCCTCACTGATAGCATCTTCAATTTCAGTCATTACATCCATCCTGTCTGCTTTATCCTGGAGCCTGGAATCAATAGTGGCTTTGGTATAATAATCATCAAGTGACTGGTGTTCTTTGAGGTATGTACTCTCTGTTCTGGCCGTTTCTGTTGCAATAGCGTTGTCCACATATGCTTCAGTAGCATAATTTTCCAGGGAAGGGATTTCAGATTTCTTTGCATAGGTCGCATCGGTCCAAGCACTTGCAGCGTCCATAGCAGCACTCAAATCTTCCGGACGGACAATGTTAAATGAGGTGCTTCCGGTTACAATCTGTCCGTTTTCCATTCCGGTTTTCCTTACGGTCACAGTTCCACCGCTTGCAGATACATCATTAACAAGCCCAATCATACCAAGACCCATAACAACATCACCCACAGCGTTATCAACCTCACTATGGGTTGCGTATTCGCTCAAATCAGGTGCAGGAATAGCAGCAATGGCATCATCAACATACTGCTCAGAAGCAAGACCCTGGACAGCGGCATCTATGTCCTCCTGGGTAGCATAATCGGTAGGTATAGCAATTCCAGCGATAGCATCATCCACATACTGCTCCGTTGCATATCCCTCCACTACACTTTCGGCATAAGCATTCGCCCTGGTTTCAGCAGCATCAATGGCATTTGCTGTCATAGTTGCGGCAGAATTGAACATACCATCAACCTCTCCCTTGTTATAGTAGTTGGCAAGGGATTGGTGTTCTTTCAGATAAGTGTTTTCTGTTCTGGCTGTCTCACTTGCCATCAAAGCATCTACCTGACCCTTGGTATAGTAGTTTGCAGGGTCAAAAACATCGGTCAAATCAAGTTCAATATCCTCCGTCCCAGCATCGGTATTGAAGGAAACAACAAGCGTAGAACCGGTGATATAAACCCTTTCAACCATTCCGTCCTTAATGAAAGCCGTAGCATCAATATAGGAGGAAAGGACATTGCTCTTATCGTAGAAGTTTATCCTTTTTGTTTCAGAATCATATGAAGCAGAATTAAACAACCCAGCAAGGGACTGATGCTCTGTAAGATACCCGGCATCGTTTACAAAAGCACTGACATTTACAGGAACAAGCGGAATCTCTTCCTCCACCCTGGTAATAGCACTATCAACCTGGGCCTTGGTGTAATAATTATCTAAAGACTGGTGTTCCTTTAAATAAGTACTCTCAGTCCTTGCAGTTTCGTTGGCGATTGCGGTATTTATATCCTCAGTTACAGACGAAGATAAAGCATAGTTAGCCAACTGGTCAGAAACATCTATGTCATCAATAAGCGTATCAACCTGGGATTTGGTGTAATAATTTTCCAGGGACTGATGTTCTTTGAGATAAGTGCTTTCAGTTCTAGCCGTTTCAACCTCCATAGCACCCTCAACATAGTCCTTGGTAGCGTATTCACCCATATCCGGGATGTCCGTTTTCTTCGCATAAACACTTTCAGTTCTGGCTGTTTCGCTGGTGATTGCCTCATTAACCTTGGTATCAACGAAAGCCCCATTGACATAGCTTTTGCTCTCAACCCAACCCTTGGTAGCATAAGGAGTAAGGTCAGGGATATCAGATGGTTTGGCGTAGGTAGATTCCGTCCGGGCAGTTTCATCAGCCATAGCGGTTTCAAGTTCGCTTTTGTTAACCATTTCACTCTGGAGGTCTGCAATATCATTCTCATTGTTCTCAATCCTCTCATCCTGGGCCGCATTCGCTGTATCCACCTCACCCTTGGTGTAATAGTTGGTGAGTTGTTCAGTCACATCAATGTCTTCAACAATCTCATCAACCTCATCCTTTGTATAGTAAGATGTAAGAGCGGAAGCAATAGCATCATCGGTGTACTGCTTCGCCTCATCGTCCATCCTGTTCGCCATAACAACGGTATCCCCGGAATCAAGACCAAGAACCTTCTCAGCCGTATTCCAAGGGGAACCTGACAACTGGGTTATATCAAGAGTTTTGTACTTCTGTAAATCCTGTATCTTCATAGACTTTTTTTAATTAAATATAATTTTATGATAGGGCGGTCGGTAAAACAAAAATCCCCGGGAAAGAACCTCCCAGGGATATACAGAACACCATCAGAATGAGTGGTGCAGCGGTGAAAAATTATTCGCAGTTTGCAATAGGAAGACCCTCAACAACACTTGCGTCAATGGTGTAAGGCCAGGTGTTAGCCTCATCGGTGAAGGTGATGTTGTAGAAGTTACCGTCACCAACAGCCTGTCCGGTCTGGCCAGTACCAGCGGAAGCCGTTACTGCCTCGTCAAAACCAAGGTAGAACCAAGTGCCGTTAGCATCCTGAACCAGGATAACCAGTTCCTCAACACTAAGAACAGCCATTTCAATCCTCTTCTTGGTTTCCATCTTCGTAAACTGAACCGTAGCCTCAGTAGAGACATAGTTTACACCGTTAGCAACATCGACATTCAAGGTCGAAGTCATAGAGCCAGTACCCTTGCGGAATTCATACTTGTATATGGATGCACCGGAAGCGACAGTGATGCCAGTGATACGCTCTCCCTTGTCATCAAGAGCAGGAGTGAAGTCACCGTAGTAACCGATAAGTACCTGCTTGATACCACCCTTGGAAGCAGCACAATCCTTGCAAAGTCCGGCGAGATTAAGAGTTGAACATTTCATATCTTTTTTCGTTTTTTAATTCTTATTGAGGTTTTTTATAAAGGGGTAGTTTTGTTTCCTACCCCTTTTAGAGATTTAAGCGACAGTTCCAACAACTACCTCGTCAGGGAAAGCGACCTGAGTACCGGAGTTCCAAAGAGCCCTGAAACGGTACATTTCGTCTTCCTCATCGTACCAGAGACGGAATCTCTCATCCTCACCAAGGAGGTCAGCACCGTAGAAGAGGTTGTTCCAATAGGTAGCAACAATCTTCTTGGTTCCTGCAAGACCGAGAACCTTAACAACCTTGATGTTGGTTCCAGGGAAGAGGAAACTCTCATCGGTAGCAGCACCATTGGCTGGGTCATAGTGATAAAGGTTCTTCTCAACGAGTTCCATAGCGAACTTACGGTAGAGTTCAGGGGAAACCATAATCTCAACACCCTTGTCAAGAACATCCTCAGGGATAGCCATAAAGACAGCCTTGATAGCACCGAAAGCGGTAGCCTCACCAGTTGCATCAACAGTAACTACATCGTTCTCACCAGCAAGAACTTTAAGGATACCGTCAAACTTATTGAGGTTAGCGTTAGAAGAGCTCTTGTCACCCTGCCATACAGCCTTCTCAAGTTTGTTAGCAATCTTGGAAGTGAGGTCATCAGTGATTTCCTGTTCAAAAGGCATAGCCTGAGGGTCTGACTGAACCCTGTACTGGTTCTCGAGGTACTTGCCCCAAAGAATCTTACCACACCATTCCATCTCTTCCTTGATGACACCGGTTTCAATCTCTCTCTGAGTGAACTCGGTCGTACCGGAAGGGTTGAAGCCACAAGCAGAACCATCCTGGAACTCTGCATCGGTGTTCATATAATTGATTTTCGCTTTGGTCTTGATACCAAGCTGCTTTGCCATCTTGGAGATAGAGAAACCGCCAAGGACAGCCTTACGAAGCAAAGGATATCTCTGCTCGTCAACATAAGCGGAAAGACCGCTAACTACATAAGCGTTTGCCATAACTATTTTCTTATTTATTCTTATTTTATTATGAAATATTAGGTTATGGAAAAGCGTCAAAAAACCCCAGGAGCGGATTCTCCCAGGGTTGCGTCAAGAAATATGTAGCCTCCTTTTACTGTTGGAAAAGTTTGTTCAGGTTTTTAAGGTCGTTGTTTTTGAAAAGGTCAGGGTTTACCTTCGCCTCTTTGAACTCCTGCTGGGCTGGCTTTCCTGCACTCATCTTCTCTACCACCGCCTGGAATTCTTTAAGTTTGGTGATTTCCTCTTCAAGTTTGGCGATTCTTGCTACAAGGCTGTCAACCGTCTCTTTGAAAGCGTTAGCCTCATCAACAACTTCTTCAACCTCTTCAACAATCGTTTCCGGGACTTCTTCAACGGGTTCCTCTGCTGGCTCTTCTGCTGGTTCCTCAACGGGTTCCTCTGCCGGTGCTTCCTCCGGTTCCTCAGCCGGTTCCTCAACAGGTTCCTCTACTGGCTCTGGTTCGGGTTCAACTTCTTCCTGTGGATTCTGTTCCTCGGTTTGTGGCTCGGGCTGCTCTTCCACTGGCTCTTCGACAGGTTCCTCAATTGGCTCAACAGGGGTCTCATCCTCTGGAGCGGGGATAATCTCAATGACATTTCCGTTTTCAACAACATATGTAATTCCTTCTTCGTCAATGTAGTTCCCATCCTCCGGGACATTCCTTACGCCTTCTTCGTCAGTAACATAAACAGTGGTTCCGGTGGTGATATCGTCCTCCCCATTCCAGGAAAGAACACCATTATCCGTAGAAACAGAACGGAACTCAATGAGAATGCTTTGAAGTGCCTTCTTCAGTTTATCTATTTTCTTCATAAGTCCTTTTTTGAATAAATATAATTATTTGAGCATTTGTTTAATCTGGTCAATCATTCCCATAACCTCATCGAATTCCTCATCGGTAATATCTTCCTCAACTTTGGACATTTCAACGGTATTGAACACCCCGGCCAGGGAGAAACCCTTAAATTCGCCTGATTTCACCTTCTCCCAGACCTCATCATTAAGAATATGGTAGGTTGCGAAGAGAGAACCATCCTCTACATCCTCAAAACCCTTAGGGGAAATGCCTCTTTCACTGTCTTTTATGTACATTTCCCTGAGAAAAACATTGGGTTCTATCTCAAAGTTGTGCATTGTATCAACTGAATTGGCAAGCCCCATAGCCAGGAAACGCTCTGCCATAAGGTTGATGGTATCGGAATCGTACATAATGTAGTAATATCCATCCCCGTCAACCCTCAAAATAGGGCGGTTTGCGGCCATTACAAGCCCGGTTACAATGCGTTTTTCCTCATTTTCTACCTTAAAAGTGAGGGTTTTTTCGTTGCTGAATGCCTGGAAATTGGCTTCAACAGCCGGGTCATCAACCAAACTAATCAAAAACATACCGGTTTCTTCCGGGTTTTCGGTCAATGTTGCTTTATATAACTTTTTACCTTTGTATAACATAATTAACGTTTATCTTAAATATACTTATTAGAAGGATGTTTCAACTGAACGGCTTTCCCTTACCTTGAGAGCGTCATCAACATCGGATACCTGGACAATAATCGGCTGGTTAAGTTTATCCTCATCCTCTGCGTTGGTGACATTCTGGGTGTACTGGTATGGAGTGCTTTCCAGTTGAGGAACAGCGACAGCGGAAACCGTATTAACCCCAGAACTGCTTGAACTGCTTTCAAATTCCTGGTTCCTAATTTGTTGAACCCTGGCCATACCACTTGCAAGGGCGGCAGCACCAGCAACAACACCGGCAGCAACACCCCAAGGGCCCATCTCGGAAAATGATTTGATTATACCCTGTACAGTTGCAAGCGTTTGGATGATTGTTTCACCTATTGCAAGGTTTTTGGATGCTTCAAATGACTTTCTAGCCGATTCTTTGTCAGTCTTCGCTTGTTTATCTGAAAGTGCAGACATATAATCTGACAAACCACCAAATACATCAGCGGTAGATGAAGCAAGGGATTTTTTAACCTGTTCAATCTTTTTCGCTTTCTGTACTTCCTTATCCTTGTTTTCAGCATAAACCCTGTACGTTTCCTCAGCCTTTTGCTGTTTGAAAGCGGCAATTTCGGCCTCAATGGATTTCCTTTCATCTGCTGTAAGGGTTTCCAGTTCAAGTTCCTTGTTAAGTTCCTCTATCTGGATGTTGATGCCCTGGATGAAATTGGCAAGATAAGCGTTGTTGTTTGCTATTTCCTCATCATATGTTTTAATGCTTTCCTCCCTTATCCAAGTAAAAACAGACCCAAGTTCCTCTTTAAGTGTTTTGGTCCTTTCCATACCAGCATCGGCAGGAATGATTATGTTCCCAGTACCGCCAAGTTCATCAAGTTCCTTAACCATAGCCTCATATTCCTTGAAGCCTCTTTCAACCTCTGCCTTTGAAGAACCGAACATCCTGGACCAGAAATCAAAATCAGAGCGTCTTTCAAGTTCGGTATTGTATTTATCTATGATTGCAAGGTTATCAGCAAGTGTTCTCTGGAGAGATTCCCGTTTTTCCTGTTCGTTATGTTTAAGGTACTCCTGGTTGTACTTCGCCTCTTCATCAAGAACCTTTATCCAGTTGTCAAAGTCGTTTTCATAATACTTTTTTAGGCCATCAAAATATTCCTCATAGAACTTCCTGCCGTCCTCAGTGAATTTCCAGGTATCGTCTCTCTGTTTGATTAAAACACCTTCCGTATTCTTGGCCCATTTGGTGTGATATTCGTTAATCTCATCAAAAGTCATATTATAGGTCTTGGCGAGTTCAAAAATCATCTTGTTCTCGTCATCAAGAGCCTTTACCATAATATTCCTTACAGCGTCAATGAACAACTGCCATTCACCCTCATTGATGATATTGTTTTTAATGGAAACCTGTGCTTTTTCAGAGTATAGTTCAATAACACCCTCAATCTCTTGCCAGGAAGATTCAGTCAGGTTGGTAATAATAGCCCTACTCTTGTCAAAAACGGTATAAAGTTCTTTGGTTACATCAAGTCCCCCGGCTTTAATTGCTTCAGCATAAAGCGGAATAGCCTCTTTCGGTCCCTTTTTAAGAACCTCCATAAGCCCTTCATAGGATAAACCAGCCTTTTCCAATGCATCCCTGATAATCCCTTCCTGGGCTGTAATGGTTGCATTAGCCTCTTTTACCAGGCTTTCTCCCAGTTCCTTGAAAGGAGGGTTGCCAAATGCCTTTGTAATAAGCGGTTCAAACTCCTTAATCCTGTCTTGGAGTTCTTTTCTACGCTTTCCAAACTCTGTAAGAACAGCATCCCCGGCAGCGGCAGCAGCATTTTCATACATTTCCTTCTCCTTTTCAGCGATTGCCTTTGCTTTTTCGTATGCTGCTTTCCTTGCTGCTTCCTGCTCCTTCGCTTTCCTTTCATCTTCCTGCTTCTGGTGGTCGTTGAACTCCCTGTTATAGGCTTCCATTTTGATAAGCATTTCCTGGTAGTCCTTGGAGTTCTTATCGTACTGGGCAAGCATATTCTGGAAGTATTGCTCATACATCTTCCTTGCCTCTTCGGTGTACTTCCAATCAGAACCTCTCTTGGCTTCATTCATCCTGATTTGGTAATCCAGTTGTTCAGCCGTTTCTTCAGCCTGCTTCCTGGTTGCCTTTTCAGCATTTTCTTCCGCTTTCCTTGCAGCACCTTCAGCATAGTTGGCAGCGATACTGAAAGAGTTCTTAATCGTATCAGCGGCCTCTTTCCACTCTCCCTTGAGAGCAAGATGAAGGGCTTTAAGTGGTCCTGTTACAAGGTTTTTGATAACATTTCCTACACCGGCAAGTTTTTCGGTAAGCCCGTCCATTCCACCGACAAAATTGCTCACCGATTCCGTTACCTTGTCCCAGTTGGCAATGAGTTCACCAAGCAGAACAAGGAGAAGCCCAATACCGGTAGCGGCAATAGCACCCTTAACCAGGTTCAGAGATTTAATGAAGTTCCTTACACCGGTTGCAGCACCACCAAAAGCGATTTTAGCGGCATTAAGACCCTTTGGAAGTTCAGCCAATGCCTTCAACCCCTGGGTCATAGACATAGCGGCCTGGAGTTTTACAAATGTCTTCTGTAAATCCTCTGATTCCTCACCGAACAAAGCCATAGCACCCTGGACAGCAGCAAAACCACCGGAGATATTACCAAGAAGCCCGGCAGTAACGGAAAACTTATTGTCCAGACCAGAAGCACCGTTGGCAATCTCTTTCTGCATATCCCGGAGTTTGTCAGATGCCTCAGCAGCCCTTTGAGCAGCAGCGGCATATTCATCGGAACCCCTTGCAGCACCGGCCATTATATCCCTAGCGTCCTTGATTTCCTGCCTTAAAGCCTGGAATGAACCGGCATAGTTACCGACGTTCCTCTGGGCATTACCGATAGACAGGTCCAAACGCTTGAGTTCATCGTTGATGGTCTTAATTTCCTTACCCAGTTCGGTCCTGGTTGCTTCGTCATTTGTAGCCTTCCAAACCCTTTTAAGGGCGGTCATTCTCGCTGAAAGTTGTGCATATGACCCTTCAGCGGCACCCACAACGGTTTTTGAAGCATTCATCACCGTATTGAGTTCGGTTTGGTCATCAACTAACCGCTTTATCGCCTGGGAATATTCGTCCGTCCCCGGGGTAATATTGAGAAGGGCATCCTGGAGTGACTTAATTTCCTCCTTCAATCCCTTTACCGTCTTTGGAGAATCACCCAGGTTAAGTTTGAAACCGTTCTTCGCCTGGTCCTGGGAAGCCTTCAAAGCAGACGTAAGACCATCCTGAGCGGTTTTTAACTCACCCAGGACAGTCTTATATTCGTCAGAAGTTGAATCCAGCGTTTTAAGGACATCCCTCAGTTTCTCAACCTGTTCCCTTAACGCTTTTACGCTGTTGGAGGATTCAGCAACATCTATTTTAACTACTTTCTTAATTTCCTCAGCCATATAAATGCTTTTTTATTAAATATCATTTATATGGGTTTGGTTTTTAAGTGGCATCTTCTACGGTCCAACCGGAAGGAATACCGCTAACACCTGTTCGCCAAGAAGACATTGAAGGGCTTTTAACGAATGTACCGGAAGCAGCAACACCAGATACCCAATTTAATGTTACCCAACTAGCTGAAAAAGTGGTTGCCAAACAGGTAATTTTTGAAAGGTTTCCACAACTATCGAACATAGACTGATAACAATAGGTTACTAGTGTTTGAGCCGGAAGAATTGGGGATTCAATAAGACTGGTACAACCGTTGAACATATGGTCATAACAATAATCTGCCAATGTGGTCGCAGGAAGTTCAGGAGCAGTTGCCAACGAAATACACCCATAAAACATATAACTATAACATCCTTCAGCCAAATATGTTGCTGGTAATTCAGGAGCTTGTGTTAGACTTGTACAACCGTAGAACATACGTCCGTAGCAATAATTTGCCATTACCGTAGCAGGAAGTTCTGGTGCTTGTGTTAAACTTGTACAACCATTAAACATTCCATAATAACAATTACTTGTTAATGCGGTAGCAGGAAGTTCTGGTGCTTGTGTGAGACCCGTACAACCTTGGAACATATTTGCATAACAATAACTAACCAACGTATCTGGAAGTAGAAGATTATCTGCGGAAGTCAGCCCATCACAATTATAAAACAAACCACAAAGTGCACCAGGGCTTTGTAATGAAGCGGTAGCAAAATTAACACTAACAATAAGCGACATTATATTGCCTTCTGCTTCAAATCTTGTGATACCATCAGTAATAAAATGGTTCCTAATCCCAATTCCTCCATCACCATAAACTGAATTATCACCTCTAAACTTAACCAAATTCCCGGATTCAACCGTTATTGGTTCCCCACTTGTAGAAGAAGTAATACTCACCCAATTATTATCATTTATTTGATATTGAATGGTCTTTGCATAAGAATTATCGGTAACCATCCAAAAGAATGTACCACCGGTAAGAATCCTGAAGGTGAGATATTCACTACTTGTGTCTTGCCCAGTGCTTGCTGTTACTTGTTTGTATGCGCCTTTGCCGGAATTTTGGTCACTAGCATATATTGTAACAGTTCCATTTTGTAAAACAGTTATTTCGCCTGTAGATGAATTTATTGTTGCAATACTTTCATCAGATGATGCATAGATAATATTTACAACCGCATCAGAAGGTGAGAAAGTGACTGTTGCAAAGTCGCCTGTATGTACTACACTAGGGAGTGATAAGGTAAGGCTTGACGCTGTTTGATAAACATTGAATAAACGGCATACACTTGTATTTGTATAAGAATCTGTTGCGCAAATACCAACAAGACCACTCTTATGTCCGTACACAGTTGCCGTTGCGTATCCCTGAACACTATAATTGGGGTTAACGGTTGCAATAGTAGTGTCTGTTGTTGTAAAAACAATATTCGTAGTAGCACTGGAAGGTTCCCAAGTTGCTTTAATGTTTTTATATCCGTAAACATTATAAGTATCAGCAGATAAACTAAGTTGAAGTTTATCATCTACGTTCTTGCATTGTATCCTGGAAGCATAAGGAGCAAACCCCTCATCATTTATATAAGCAGAATATGCCTCACAAGGAACATAAATAGGATATGTATCAGCAGGGCCAATAGCACCAGTTGTATCCCCGAAAGCATATCTTTCAACGGAAGGTGGGGTTATTCCCTCAAAGGTAAGACCAGTTAAAGAACCACAAAAAGCAATTGCTAATTCCCCAATACTTTTCACAGAAGATGGTATAGTCAACTCTCTTATACCGGACCACTCAAAAGCAGCATCTCCTATGTTTTTTAATCCTTCTGGCAAAGTAACATATTCAAGAGACCCACAATTATAAAATGTATTGACGGCTATTGCAGTGTAACAATTTGGAATATTAACTCTTGACACTCCTGTTTGTTCAAAAATCGGTGGGACCCTGTTATTGAGGTTCATTTTAGGAACAAAATACCAGTGTTCGCCATAAAGATTTTCTTCCGGGCTCCAACCAACAAGTTGTCCGCCTGAACCTGTCCCACATCTTACCCCTGGGGTTTCAAATTCAATATCAAACATATCTTCCGTTGCCAAGTTATCCGAATTAACTGGATATGCGGCATAAACTGGGTTGCAAACATTTCCAACGAAATTATAAACCGCTTCAATAGCACAACTCAAAACAGGCTCTACATAATCCACAGTAACTGTCTTGCAATCGCTAATACCTGTGTATCTGTCAACAGCACAAAAAGAAACTGTTCCATCTTTAAAAATGGTTATTTGTCCAGTTTCTGGGTTTATTGTTGCTATACTCTCATCAGAACAACTGTACCTTATAAAGTTAAGTGCGTTGCTTGGTGAGAAAGTAACCGTTGCATAATCACCCGTTTGTGCTGAACTTGGAACGTTAATAGTAAGTGCTGTAATATAAACAGTTTCTCCTGTATCACCCGTATCCGGGGCATCAGATTTAATCACATTAACCACCTTGCAGTCCTTCAATCCGGTTTGCTGGTCCTCAACACAGAACCTGGCAGTACCGGTGCTTCTAACGCTTATCTGACCTGTATATCTGTCAATCCCAGCCCTGTTTGCACCGATTATGTCAGTATCCTCATAGGAGTAGTAAAGACTGACATCGGCGTTTGCTGGTTCATAGGTAGCGGTAGCAACACCGGAATCGGTAATGGTATCAGCAACGTTGATGGTAAGAGCCGTAGCAGGTATAATTCCAGGTTCAGGGGTAAGCACATTTACAGCCCTGCAATCAGAAAGCCCTGACTTTGTATCCCTTACGCAGAAAGTGACATTACCAGTTGAATGAACGGTAACAAGCCCGGTAGTTTCATCAACAGAAGCAACAGCAGGAAGGTTGGAAGTGTAATGTAAATCAACTTCCGCATTGGCCGGGGTGTAGATGGAACTTACATACCCGCTTCCAATAATCTGTGCCCCAACAACGATGGAGAGGCTGTCAATAACAGTACCAGTATCAATAGGCTCATCACCATCCTTATAGCAGTGAACCACCTTTGAACCAAACAAACCTGTTATCTCATCTGTTACAGTAAAACGTACATCCCCGGTCTGGAGTACGGTAATCTCTCCGGTTATAGGGTCAATGGTTGCATAAGCAGGGGAATTTGATGAATACCTGAGACTTACAACAGCATTTGAAGGGGTGTATGTTGCACTTGCCCTGCCGGTTCCTGTAATAGAATCAGCAACAACAATATTAAGCGTAGAAGCGGTTGTAGAACCTGTATCCGGGCCTGGGGTAGGCGGAATAACATAAGCGCCCCAATATTTAGAAGCATCACCGTCAGCAAACACAAGAATACCCGCATAATCTTGAGCGGTAACAGAAGGCATTGTTATGTTGAACTCAGCGTAGTTTTCCGTAACAGACGATGAATTTACTATCCTTTGGGCATCTGAAACATAGACATTATAGGTTCTCAAATCCTTGTTATAATCCTGTCTGAGGGTTGCACTATCGCTTCTCTGCACCCCGGCAACATCAACCCCGGAGACGGTAAAGGTTTCTGTCAATACCGTCCCTGAAAACTGGGGTGTGAACCTGACCGTAAGGCTTTCCCCAGGTTCATAACTCCCGTATATGCCTTCTGGGTTTGTTGTCCATCCAGTAATCTTTCCAGTGGTGTTGGGAGCGTAATCAACCTCAATCTGTCCTTGGGAGTTGATTGAGGCTGAGTTTATGTTCATATTTCCGCTATGGGTAAGATTTAGATTTGCCATATTAAACTATGTTTTCTGTACTAATATTAAATGTAGTTTGCCCGGAAGCGTAATTTACTGTCTTGGTTGAAGGGCTTATCTCAATCCAGCCATACCCGGTAGGGGTTTTCGTTACATAAATCTGTTGGCAATCGGATAACCCAGCAACGTTCTCATAAACACAGATGGTCACATATCCGTTCTTGAGCACCGTTATGTTCCCGTTGCTGTCAATTGTCGCTATTGAAGTATCAGAAGAACTCCAACTGATGCTGTAATTATTGGCATTGGAAGGCTCCAGGGTGTAATATGCCCTACCGCTGTCGGTGATGTCGGCTACATTTATGGATATAGCACTTGCAGTTACCAGGGTGTCACCGGAATCCGTACCGTCCGCACACTGGAACCTGTAAGCATATTGTGGCCATTGGTTCCTGAAATCTGGGAGGTAGTTACAGTTGATGATAATCGGGCAGTCATTCCCGTTGTCAAGAGCACCAGCACCCAGGACAGGAGGGTCTGTAGATTCAATCTTTATGTAGGTAAGCCCGGTACATCCTGCAAAAGCGTTGTCCCTAATGTAGTCAATGTTGTCCGGTAATATGATATGGTCAAGGTTGGAGCATCCTGAGAAAGCACCGGCCTCTATTCCGCTTATCCCGGTGAAGTAACGAATCTCATCAAAGTACTCAATACCCGTTCCCTTAAATACAGTTCCCAGGGTAGGTACGGAAGCGGCCTCACATTCGTCCAGTTCTCCGTCCCTGTTGTAGTCCCAGGCTTCTACCGCATATGCTTTGGTTAAGATATCCTGGAAAACAATGGTAGGACAGGTATCTCCGCTTGGGTCATAACCGTACCAAGGGTCTTCAGAAGATTTGGTGATAGGAGGTCTTGGGTTCTCCGGGTCATCGTAGGAAGTTCCGTCATTGGCCCTGGTAACCGGAAGCAACTGGGATTTGGAATAGTTTGCACTGTCAATTATCCTGATGAACTCACACTTGGTTGGCTTATAACTGTTGAGGTCGTAGTCAATAATCTTATTAAGCATCCAGATGGAGTTGTCAAAGAACCAGAACCTTCTCTGTAATTCCTCCTTTACAATCCTGTCCCACAGCACATAACAGGTAACCACCCTTGCATTTACACTGTACTGGTCCGACAAATAATCCTTCCAGTAGCGGTCATAGATAGAACTATTCACACCAAGGGAGAGGTTGTCCACATAAAGTTCCTTTGGTTCACCGAAATCCCAGGAACGGAGAATGCTTCCACCCGCTGTCTTATATCTGCTGAATGATGGTATTGTATTGGCCCTGATAGCAATGGTATTTCCTTCCTCATCAGTGCTTCTTTCCGTATAAAGCCAGCAAACACCGTCAGTAAGGGAAATCATATAGTTGTTGTCATCAGTAATCCAGAAGTGCCCAGGGGTTTCTGATTTGCCGTTGTAGAAAAGAAGGACGTTGTTTATTTCAACCGGTTTACGCTCGTTGTTGTCCAATTCGTAGAAACAAGCCTTTGGAAGCCAGTCAAACCCGGGAGCGTCATACCATTTATCGTAGTTGGACCAATCAACAAGGTTCTGGGAGTAATCATCTTCAATTTCCTCCCTTCCGTTAAAGAGTTTTCCCTTCCAACCGTCCAGGAAAAAGCAGGGGACAAAATCACCGTTCTTGTTCTTGTAGTCGGAGAAATAGGTTGAACTCGCCCTGGCCATAATAGCGTTCTGGTAAGGGAAGTTCTCAAACATCTCCTGGCACTCACTGTCAAAGTTGTAGTTGGTGTTGATTTTCTGTTCACCATAGACCTTTCCCCAGTCCGTCATATACTTCTCCCCGAAATAGGTGTCCGGTGTTTCCTGGGTCATAGAATACCATTTATGGTCAAAGACAAACGGGGTTACTTCCATCGGCTGGGAACGGTCAATAAGGTCATCTATGTTCTCAACAACAGGGTAGAAGAAGTTGTTCCTGGTCCTGCAATATACCTTGTTTTCATACTGGTCCTTAAACCAATAGAGACCGAACATCTTACTGTAAGCAAGCAGGTAGTCAGCAGGGGTGTATTCCGTTGAAAGCAGACGGTTCTGTGTAATCTCCGTATCGGAAGAAACTGATGATGGTGCGGTAAGGCTTAAACTGCCCCTGCCCTGGGATACGCCTATGATAGGGTTTTCTGATTTGTATATAGCCCAAGGGAAACCGTACCAGATGAACCTACCGTTGTCCCATCCATCCCCGGAAGGACTGTCACCGATAGCACACCAAGCCCTCTGCAAGCGGATTTCAAATCTCATCTTTGTTACCTTCGGGCATTTTTCAATAGAAAGTTGCCAAGCCTGGTGTCGGGCCTCATCGCTGGAAGTAAAGAAATAAGAAGATGCCCCTCTACGCTTCCAGAAATATCCTCTCACCGGGGCATAGTTGGCATTGAAAGCCGGTTGGAACTTACCTGCACCAGTACCAATGAAATCATCAACCGTAACAGCCAGTTCCTTCTTTCCGTTCCTGTATGACCTGTTCGGTTCAAAGAAAGCATAGATATTTGAACCGTCTATTACCTCATTCGTATCCGCATCAATAGCAACCAACTGGGCGAAGACAGCACCGTATGAAGCCCTATGCTTACCACCGAAAAATCCAAAATCTTTCTGGGAGGATATAGAGATGATATCCATATCGGCAAGTTCCTCAGGCCATCCGGTGTTGGTTATCCCGGTTATCTCAAGCCCCAGGTTGGCCGTTATGTTTATATAGGAGAAAGGATATTCAGAAAGGTCAATAACCCCATTGCTGTCAGAGGATATCTCGTTGCCGTTTATGCTTATCTTGCTGTTGGCAACCATCCCGGTAGTGACATTTACGTTATTGAAGTTGGTCTGGGATGGTTCAGATGTTATTTCTTCCTCCGCATCGGTATTAAGCATAGGCAGGGAAATCCAAGCATCCTCCCAGTAAGGGTTTGTTTCGTTGAAGAAATCGGTATCCAAATCAACCTCATAACCGTTATTTGTGTCCCCGGAGTTGTTTTTGGGGTCAAAGCAAGCCTCCAAAACTGATTTAACCCTGATGACCGGACGCTGAAGATAAGAACGTAAGTCCCTCATCTGCCATTCATCATAGGATTTGCCAAGTTCACCGGCCATAAATCCGTCCCTGGTTCCATAGGTTGTGTTGTCCCCTTCCTTGCTGGTATTGAACAGACTTGAACCTGCTGTGTTGATGAGGACATTATCGGCATTGAAGTCATTGGGGATACCATTATAAGCTGGAGCGAAATTGATGGTCTGCCACTTGTTGTTGGTTGATGTACCCAGGGTATCCCAAGCGGCTTTCACTGTGTCCTTGTTGATTTTGAAAGAAAGGTCCTGCCCGAAATCCAGGTCTGAAAGTTTCTTCTCAACACCATCGGAGCGGTAGGTAAGATTGTAGAAAAACTCACCCAAGCCCCCGAAGAGCGACACATAATAAAGCACCTGTTCCCCGGTACGCTTAACCTTGTCAAGTTTGCAATAACCGTCCTGGATAAGGTCACCGTTCTCAAAGATTTGAAACTCAACCCTCTTGCTTGGGTCAAAATAAGGTCCTTCCTTCCCCCCGTATAACTGGTATCTGTCGTTGCGGAAGAAAGTACCGAAAACCTTGTTGTTGTTATCCGTCCCAGGGAGTTCCAGCGTTTTACTGAAAGAGTTCCTTACCACAGTAGGATTGGTTCTCTCTTCCAGGGTATGGTTGAAGAGAACTGCAAACTTCTCCGGGAGGTCAATCTTGCATCCTGCGATATAAAGTGAAAGCATATTATTTCCTTATCTTGTTTTGTGATTCTCGTACGTTGAATGAATAGTTGAAGAGTTTCCTCTGCTGGTTTTTGAATGTCTTGTAGGTAAGAGAGGAATCATCTATGACAACCGGGTAAAGTGCTCCTGTTGCTGTCTCATACAGATAAACCAAGGTTGATTCAATCAGGTGGTGCATCTTGCTGCTTTGTTCATCTGTAAGCCATCTTGTTTTCAACTCCCAGGTCTTTGTTATCTCGTTTAGGTATCGCCTGTAAGAGAAGTTGGTGGACGGAACCCTTACCGCATTCTTGGTAGCATAGGAAGTCAGTTTGTCGGTTGCCGTTACATTCCCCTGGATAGGAAGTGCGTCTATTCCACCGAAGGCATTTTCATAGTAAAGCACATACGGGGTAGAGCAAGCGTCAATTCCCTTATAAACGTTCCTGTTAGATATTCCACCGCCTTCAAAGCCATATTTGTAGCCGTTCCTGGAAACATAAAGGTATCTTGCCTGTCTAGGGTTGTCTAAATGAGCACCATAAGCAAGAGGTGTGTTCCCCTGGGTGGTGGTATATACGAAACTGACATCTCCTACCTTCTGGGGTGAGAAAACGCAAACTGGAACAAAGCACCCTTCCGGGACCTCGTTGATGATAGGGTCATTGAGACAAATAAGCGGGGTGGAAGAATAATTAAGTTCCTCATAACTCCAGTCCTTGGTAAAGATATAGTCCCCGGCATCTCCATTCCCCATTTCAAGGGTAAACGTTCTCTGCCAACCAGAAGGTGTTTGATAACCGGACCTCCACCAAAGGGTATTGTCAACATAATCCCTGACCACTTCATTGAGTTCAAAGTTTATGTTTTCCTCCCCGGGCATCCTGTACGCTCTTCCGCTGTAAACAACATTCCCGCCAGTTGATATGGTGTAGTCAATGTAATCCCTTCCGGAGACCTCTACAACGGTTGTTTTCCAGATTGGCTGAACCGCATAGGAATAAGAACCCTGGTAAAGGTAATAGGTGGTTGATACGTTGCCTGACACTCCCGTACCCTGGACAGAAATGGTCGCACTCTTGCTTTCGCTTCCGTTGTTTGCCCCGTAGGATACAACCAGTTTTCCACTTGTAGAATCTATATCTACGGAATTGATTGCCATATCCCCGGAGACGGAACGTACAGTAAGGTTACCCACATTCTCCATAGTAGCGGCAGGGGAAGTGTGCGTACCGGCAGCATAACCTACATTGGCCGTATTGGGGTTGTAGGAAAGGCTTGATGTCCTCTCAACATAAGTCCCCTGGGTGAGAACCATATAATAGGTTGTATTGTATGGATTGTACTGGTAGGAAAGCAGAACCCTTACCACACCGTACCTGGGGTCAGAATGGTTCCTGTCCCTGGTAATAACGGCTGTTGCCTGGTTGCTCCCGGTCTTCGTTACGGTGTTTATATCAAGCCAGCCACTTTCAGCGTACACCCCGTAGGTTCCGTTGATAGTTGAGGTGATGTTGTAGGTTTGGCTTCCCATATCTCCATCTACATCCCGGGGTCCTGAAACATTTATGTTATATTGGCTTCCCTGCTGGTTGAAGGCCATAACATCCCTTATCCTGGTAGTGGAACCGTCAACCTGGGCCTCAACAACAATAAGCGTTGCCCTTCCAGCCGGTGAGGTGTTTGCTTCCCATTCCAGAATCAAATCAGTACCCATCCTGGAAAGGCTTACAGTGATGTTGTTTGCCATTGTACCGGCAGAAGCCCAAGCATCCAATACGGTACAGCCATCCAGGGAAAGGGTGAAGATGCTCCTTCCGCTTGTCGCCTGGACCGTTGCATTATGTGTTTGTATGGTTATATTTGCCATAATCTTTTTTTTTAGAAATATAAAATAACCAGGTTAGGTTTTTATCCGACCTGAACCTGGTTTAATATAGTGTCTCCCGGGGTGTAAGTAAATGAATGGGCTACAAAAAAGCAAGGATTTCATCTATGCAAGCGGCCAAATCTTCTTCAACCGCTTCGTTTATCAAACTCTCCCAATCAACCATTTCATCCATAGCGTCCCTTAAAACAAACCTACCCTCTGTACCTTCCTGGGATATTTTTCTACCGATAAGGAAAGCGAGTTGGTCAACACTTGGCACTCTTCCTTTTGAATCCGGGTATGGGGCAATCTGTTTTGCAATCACCCAATCCCTGATAGCGTTTACTGGAGGCCAGTGTGGAACCGTACCCTCTTCCAAATACTTCCACCATTCCTCCAGGGATATTGACACTTCATAGCATTTCCCGTCATATTCCACAATGCTTTTGACAGAATCCATCAATCTCCCCGTTGCTATGGCATCTTTATCAATCAACCCCATCTGGTATTTCTCCACCAGGGTTTTTCCGTATGCTTCAAGCACTTCCCTTAAATTGCTAAACATTTCTTTCATCTCTTTTTTATGCAGATATACAAAAATTATTTGGGTTTAGTAAGTTCTGGTATTACCACCTTTGATTTTTTTAATGGCTTCTTCTTGGCGGCGGTGTTTCTCTTTAATGTAAAGCAATAAACCCAGGAAGTCCTCAGCGGGCATCTCAAATGTTTCCCCCCAGGGCTGTCTCATTGTCTCGCTTACGCTGTCTATCAATGAAAGCCAAACATATCCCCCAGTTCCTCCATCTTCTTCACCGTTTCCAGTATCTCCGGATTGTTCTCCCTCTTTGCCGCTTTCCTTAGCATCCTGGACGAATACTTCAGCAAAGCCGCTGACCAACTCCTGTACAAGATTATAAAAAAACCCATCAGTCCCAGCACCTCCCCGACTGGCATAGTGGATAGGTCATTAAGCACTTCAAACACATCATAACCGTCCCCGTACTTATGGCCCTTTGGAATGAGGAAAACACTAAGCATCTGGCGATAATTGGTTCCTTTTGAGTATGACTGGAAATCTATGTACTGGGCCGTTGTCAGTTTATGGAAGTTCATTGTCAGCACATATTTCTTCCCGTTTATGGTGTATTCCTCCCTGGGCTGTTCAATATCCGGGGGTGTGTTCATCCAGGAGGTTTCAATCATCATATTTTTGAATTTGTCCAGGGGAAGGTCAAGCACATCATCTGTTTTCATTCCACTGAGCAGGGCAATCAATTCAACCGCCCTTTCCGTCTCATCTTCCAACTGGGATATCTCATTTATTCTCTCAAAGATTCCCAGGGTTACATCTTTCCATCCGTTTATTTTCATTATTTGTAGCCGTTTAATCTGTTATTGCCCCTACGACCCCGGGGAAAGGGGAAGGTTCGGGTTTATGCAGCACCAACACAGTATTTCCCAACCTTGTTTCCAAATAAATATGCTTCCCAGGATATCATTAACGCAACCACCGTATCATCATTCAAACCCCGGGGAGCGTTGTAGGTAACCACCCTGGTTTTTGGATTGTAGGTTGCTTCATAATAAGATAATTCACTTTCCTGTCTGTTATCGTCCTGGATGCTTATCTTGTCCTGTTCAAAGGCAACCTGGAGATGGGCAACCAAATCATTCTTTGAAGCGTTTGTCGTTGTCCATTCTTTTACCTTTATCCCCCTGGTTTTCAATAAATCACAGTAGGGTTTTCCAAGTCCGTTCACCTCAGCCCATACCACCGGGGAAAGTGCTTTGTATTTTTTGTACAGGTTCTCAATGTAATCAACTGTTTCGGTTGTGTTCTTGTCGTTGAAACTGGCCGTAAATATCTGTTCCCCTGCTTGGTTGATGATGCTTATTGCCGTTCTGTCCTGCCCTGTTCCGCTTGCCCAGTCTATCCCTATGAAAACCTTGTTGGAACGCCCTGGGAGCCTCATACAGTTTTTGAAACCAGCAAAAAGAACAGAATCACCATCCAGGAACTGTCCAAGGTACTCAGATTGGAACTGGGATTTTGGCATAACCTGGGAATACGTTTCAAGCATATCCTGGGGAAGGTACTTGCTTAAATCGTAATCAGTGAAGTTAAAAGAATAGATTCCTGGGTCTCCGTTTCTTCCCTTCTCATAGTAAGTGTAAAAAAAGCCAGTTTTGAATCTTGGAGTTGATGTCAGCAAGATATTGGCCCTGAACACATTAGTCATCGGAAGCAAAACAGAGTAGAAGAAATCCTCATCTTGGTATGCTGCCTCATCAACAAACAACATTCCGCCATTTTTTACTGTTAAACCTCGCAATGAATCCCGCTGTTCCCCGGACCTGAAATAAACAATGCTCCCAGTAATAAACTCAAGCGTTAAAAGAGAATCGTTTTTCTTTTTCAGTATTCCGGAACCTTCTATGGCATCTGTAATTTCTTTGTATATCTTTCTGCTTCCGTCCAGGGTAATGGATATACAAAGAGATACCGCATTATTGTTGTTGATACTACACCTGAGGATTTCGTTTTCAACCAGCATAGTTTTACCGCACTGACGGGGGGAAAGTACAGTGAAAACCGAAGCGGTAGTATGTTGTGCTATCGCTTTATGTACTGCCATTTGATGTAATTCTGGTGTGTAACCGTATACTTCCATTTAACTTGCGTATCTCCATTTATAACCTTTATGTTTGCTAAGTTTTCCTTTGCAACAAGCACAGATATGGGCATTATTACACCCTGTTTCTCTTGCTGCTTCATTTATGCTCTCGTAACAGTTTATTAAGTTGCCCTGTAAATCAAGTTGTTCTATTTTCTTAAGCAAACCTCTTTCTTTTTTTGTTTCCAACCCTTTTGTATAGATTTCGGTAAAATGTCCAGAATTTCTTTTTGTATCAAGAGCTTTTTTGTATGAACCATTCTTCTTACTGGTTTCAAGCATTCTTTTGTTCTTGTCTCCGTAGTTGTTGTTGTAGGAACGATTACACCATTCAATATTTTCAACTCTGTTATCTGTTTTATCCTGGCTTTTATGATTCACCTCTGGAAGATTGTCTGGGTTGGGGATAAATGCTTCTGCAACCAACCTGTGTACATAATAATCCTGCCTTACGCCATCAACCGCAAAACAAAACCTTAAATACCCATTTTTAGTTTTTCTTGGCTTTAACAATCTTCCTTTCTGAAACCGAGTTTTTCCATAACCGGCTTTCACTCTCCTGTCTTTACTCCTTCCTTTACCATCATTGCTTATTTGATAGTAATCCTCCAACCCGGGGACATCTCTCCATTCACTCATATCTTTTTTTATGCAGATATACAAAAATTATTTAGAATCAGGAAGTTCCCCGAACCTAAAGTGTATGTCTCCTGTGACTTTTGTTTCAGTTTTAGCCACATTGTAACCAAGGAGTTTAGAAAGTAATTCAAGGCTACTATTGGCCTCTTTGTACCTATGCTCCTCTATTTCAGTTTGCACTAACCTATCGAGAACAGATATGGTCCTCTGCCTCATTTCCTCAATGTACTCTGAATCGCTTGCCTTTATGGATAGGTAGGAGAGAGCGGCATTCCAGTAATTTGATGCACTCTGCTCTGACAGTTGGTAGTTCTCCATAAACCATTGGATGGCTTCCAGTCTTGTCCAACCCTTGCTTATTTTCTTTGCCATTTCAACTATCTTCACCTTTGTGGATGGAGAACTTGTCTGGTGCTTTGTCGGCTCCAGGGCAATGTCAGGGTTGTTCATTATGCTATTCGGGTTTTTCCTTTTCCTTGGCATTTTTCTTTTCTTCTTTGGCTTTTATTTTCTCCTTGTCCTGGAAGTAATATCTGCCCACTTTCTTGATGAAGTTAAGTTGGCAGGCTCCACAGGTCATTCTTGCATATTCTTTTTCACCGCTTGCTTTCTCCCAGGCCTCTTTGATGATGTTTATCTTGTCTGCCGGGATATTCCTTACATAGTTACCGTTGATGGCACTCTCAAAGTAGCCTTCAAATTCCTCTAATTTCTTAATTTGTCTTTTGTCAAACATTATTCTATGATTTTAAATAACTTATCTATCGCTTTGTCCAGGACGGTCTTAAAGAAAACAATCATATCCCGGAATGTTGTTGTTAAATAGGAGATGATGAGCAGGTAAGCGATTGAACCGAAACTCAAGCCTCCTATCAGTATTAAATATAAAAGTCCTATCCACCAGGTTTGACAGAAGGAACAACTCATCAAATGTATGATTGGAGTGTCCCAGGTATCAGGGTAATTGTAGTTCCCGGTGAGGTAGTGGTATAGATGTCTCTTAATGTAATCTACCACCCCGGACAGGTCAGTTATCATTACGCATATTATTGCTATCAGTAGAATGTTCAGCCACATATTCCTTTATCTTTTCCTTTATTATCTTTATCTGAAGGTACGCTGTTGTCCTTGATACCCCCAGCATTTCTCCTAACTTCCTTAATGATTGTATTTCAGCGTACAGGAGGATAAGGAGCCTGTCAGTATCGCTTAACTTCCATAGGGCTTCCTTTACCAGGCGGACCTTATCACTTTCCTCTGAGAATATATCATCATTTATCTCATAGTCCTTCAACAATTCCTTGGTGTTGATTGGTTTAGTCAAATCGCTCATTCTTTCCCATTACTTCTGCTAACTTATGTTTGTTGTCCTCATATTTCTTGTAGTTCTTGTAGAAAGCACTGTGTATGCTATAATACTGATTGCATAGTATCCTTGAGGCGAAGAACTTTAATTGCCCCTTGGTGTATATGCTTTCCAATTTTTCGTTGGGGTAGGTAAGCAATATCAGTTCTACCTCCTGGAAAAGGTCATCCCGGTGTTCCTCCTTTACGGCCATATTGTCAATTATGCTCTTTACATCACCTGAGGTCGCTTCCACTATTGTATTGTTGCTTATCATATATTTGTAAGTTGTTTATCATTTGATAGTCCTTGTCGTTGAAGTTCAGGCAATATCGTTTCTGTTTGTACCTCCCGCTGTTTTCTACCGTACTCTTCCTTATATACCATTCTCCTTCTGTTATTCCGCTCCTGGGCATTTCGGTTGGTTGCCAGAAATCTATCTTCCCGTCCTTGTAAATGTTGACATACCAGAAATTCTCACCGTACCCGGAAAGGGCCTCATATTTCTCTATGTTGAGGAAAGCACTGTCATATGTGTTCTCTTCTACATCCCTGTCCTTTATCTCCAACCGCTGTGTTGTCTCTTTCTCCGGATTATATACCTCTAAATCATATCTGGAGGTGATGGGCATTGAAGTTATTATCAGGTTGGGGTTCCTCATTTGGAGTGCGTACATCACTTTCATCCTGCCTACAAGGTCTGCACTTGCGTACAATTGATTTGTCTTCATATCTTTCATTTTATTATAAATATATCCTGGTTTTAAAAAATCTGATATTTCTAATAAAATATTGGTTACAAATGAAAAGTAAAGAGATTATCAAAGGGTTGCTAGTTTTTATCGCCCTGGGAATGTTAGTAAATTGCGGTACTATCAAATATGTCCCAGTGAAAGAGACGGAGTATGTGACTATAAGGGATTCCGTTTACTTCCGGGACACCACTGTTCAGTTCAAAGTGGAAAAGGAATATGTTAGGGATTACACTGGGCTCCTTGATACCCTGGATATGGAGACATCGTACGCTTCAGCCAGGGCTTGGGTTGATACTTCCAGGAGCGTCTTGGCCGGGGAAATAAAGAACAAGGAGAAAATGGTAGATGTACCGGTCCAGGTGAAAGAGAAAATAGTTTACAAAGACAGCCTGGTGTATAAAGATGTCCCCGTCCCGGTTGAAGTGGAGAAGGTTGTTCACCCGAAATATGAAAAGTGGTTGTGGATGTGGTTGTTTGCTTCTGTTTTGCTTTTTGGTGCTTATTTATATTTCAAGTTTTTCAAAAAATAATTTGGTGGTGGAGGAAAAAACGCTTATATTTGCAGCCGAAATCAGGAACGGACTACGAACTGATTGACTTTTACCCACCGGGCTTGCTTGGTTCGAGCCCCGAACGGGTCACAAAGGAAGCGAAAAGCAAGCAAACAAGCAAGCAGAAAGCAACCTGAAACCACTTTTGGGAAAGCCAACAACGCAAGTTTTGTAGCCGGATTCTGAAAGGCTACATAATCAAAAAACTATGCGTTTAAGAGCAACCCTTTCTATTAAGTTTTACTGCCGGGAAACGAAAGCAAGTAAAACAGGAGAAGCCCCCATCGAACTTGGGGTGAATGTAGATGGCAACCGCTTCTTTGTAAACCTCCCAAGACGGTGTAAACCAAAAGAACTCCACAAGCAGAAGGATTACACTTCCGCTGTTGAGAACCGTATCAGGGATTATGAACTCTTCTGCCTCACCAGGGGGAAGCGGATTACAACGGAAGGGATAAAAGACTTCATCAGGAATGGATGGAGCTGTCCCCTGGAAAATGTTGGATATTGGGTGGATTCCTACCTGGATTTTGTGAACTCCAAGTCAATCTGCAAATCTGTAAAGGGAAAGCATAAGAATGTGCTGGAACTGTTCCTAAAAGTGTCTGGGGTGAGCAGGGAAAACAACCTTGAAACTATTACCCCTGGAATGGTCCGTAAATTCGGGGAGTACCTTAATAATAATTATAAGGGAAGCACCATCACCGGAATGTTGCAGAAGTTGAAGACCGCTTTCCAGTATGCCGTTGAAAACAATTTGATGCTGGCCAACCCGTTCAACATCAAAATAAAAAGGGTTGTGCCGGATATAGACACCATCACCTGGGAAGAATACGATAAGTTGAAGAACCTTGACCTGGGGTACTGCAAGAGGCTGGAAAAGGTGAGAGATTTGTTTGTCTGGTCCTGCAATACCGGTTTAAGCTATTCCGATACCCAATTATTACAGCCGAGCGACTTTAATACCAACGAAAAAGGACAAGTTTACATCCGAAAAGGGCGATGCAAGACCGGTGTTCAATATACCGTTGTAGTGCTCCCTGATGCCCTGGAAATAGCCAAGAAATATGATTACCAACTCCCTGCCATTAGCAACCAGAAGTTGAACACCTACCTGAAGGAACTGGAAGACATCTGCCAGATAAAGGAACACCTCACCTTCCACAAGAGCCGCCATTTTTATGCGAGGTTGCTGCTGAACAAATATCATTTCTCACTGGAAGTGACTGCAAGGTGTTTGGGCCACAGCAATACAAACCAGACCAAACATTATGCAACACTCTTCAACTCAACGGTCTTTGATGCGTTCGATAATATATAAAGTGAATCCCCGGGGGAAGAAAACCAAAAAAATTCCCCGGGGATTCCAAACAAAATATGAGAAACAGTATTATCTCTTGGTAGTCAGCCATTTAGCCCAGAGCCTATCCACTTTGAACTCTCCGGACCAATCAAGGCAACGCTCACTGTAAAACTGGTAAAAGCGGAGCAAATCATCCTTATCTATTCCTTCCTCTTGCTTTTTCTTTGAACAAAAGTCTTTGAGAATATCGCAATTGCATTTGGGTTCCTCTTTCTTTCTCTCTGGCTGGGGTATGTCCTTGCCCAAAGTGTAAACGGTTTTGCCGAATCTGTCAACGATTATCAACCTTGTACAGCGTCTATTTTCGTCCCACCCAATTTCCGCTACGGAGAACGTCATAGTTAGTTTATCGTTGTAGTAATAACTGTCCGGGCAATCAATCTTAATCTTTGGAGTATTGTATAACTCCCTGCCGATTCCCCACATAGTTGCGGCTCTTTTGAATGCATCTGATGCGGTTGATTTGCCCTCACCGATATTACCTTCAGTTCCTGCATTCCACCTCCAAACCCATTCATCATCTATTTTAATGCCAATACCGCAATAAACGTTTCCAGCAACCTCCTTATAATCTGAGGCCCATTCCCCCGGACAGGATTCGTCAAGGATTTCCATAGGGCATCTTGCTGTCTGATAAAGGAGTAATGTTGCTTTGCCCTTGTTCTTTGTATCTGTAGGGCGGACTTCAATCATATCCGGCCCAAGTGTTCTAAATTTTATATCTTTCATATCTATTAACTTTTTATTCAGCGTATTTCCACTTATAGCCACCGGCGAATTCTCTTTTCCCACAACAACATTTTGAAATATTTCCCTGTTTGATTCCGGTTTCCCTTTCGACTTGTGCGGTTGAAGGGTAGAAGTGTAGGATTTCATTATTCTTTGAAAGTTGGATTACCCACTTTGAAAGTTTTCCGTTTGTCAGTTTTTTGCTAACCCTTTTATTTCTCGTTCCCCAGTTCACATTCTCACTCGGTGTCACTAAACTAAGGTTTTCAAGCCTATTATCGGTAATATCCTCATTTAGATGATTGAGCTGCATACCTTCCGGGATAGGTCCATTGAATGCCTCCCATACCAGACGATGTACAAAATGATGCGACCTTATTTTTTCTTTTTGCAAACCGACAAAATAATATCTATTATGGTTTCTAGTTGCTGTTAATAACTGTTCTTTACCTGTGCATTTATAATTAAGCGATTTCACTCTCCCAAGGTCACTTACCATATATCCTTCATACCCCGGGATAGGTTTCCAAACTTCTCTAAAAATTTTTTCCATTCTCCTCTTTAATTATCTTATAGGATTCCCCTGTCACCAGGTAGTCAGTAATGAATTGTTCAATCTTCTTTGGACGCATAAGGATGTATTCACCGTTATCTATTATCTTTTTCGCCGGAGCACTTCCTTTAAAATAGTTCCAAATCATAACAAAGTCGTCAAGGTCGTTGAATTTAAGTTCTCCACCGTCCCTGTCAAGGACGATTCCATTCTCATCGAGTCGGTAATCGTTTACAAAAATCTCGTATATCATATTTTTATTTATTTGGAACCCTGGTAGGTCAATCAAGCCACCCAGGGTTTTGATTTCGGGTACTATCACAGCAGCCTACTTTCTACATTTACAAAATGATAAAATTTATAACTTTGATTGTTCGGGTTCCCAGGTAGGATATCACTCCATCCTGGAAATTGATTTCGGGAACATCACTGCTGCCTACTCTCTTAATAATATTTCAAAATTTTTTTATT